GGAGTGTTGGTACAGTAACAAGTGTAGGCTTATCTTCTGCAACAAGCGGAGTAACTATTGGCTCTACACCTATTACAACAAGTGGCACTATTACTTTAGCTATTGCAACGGCGAGTGGTTCACAACAAGGTTTATTATCAAGCACCGATTGGACTACGTTTAACAACAAGCAAAGTGCTTTAACCAATCCAGTAACGGGTACAGGTACTACTAACTACCTACCTAAGTTTACAGGTGCAAGTACAATAGGGAATAGCTTAGTATTTGATAATGGAACTAATGTTGGTATTGGTACAGCTAGTCCATCTTATAAATTAGACATCTACGGTGGAACGAGTGGAACAAGGACTGATGTTTTTGTATCAAATGCAGGAGGAAATTATAACATTGGTGTTTTAGCTGATAATAATGGGTTTGCATCTACTTCAAACTCAATGTTATTTTATACATCCGCTTCCGAACGTATGCGCATAACAAGTAGCGGAAACGTAGGTATAGGTACTACAAGTCCAAGTGTTAAATTAGAGGTAGTTGGTGGAACAATAAATAACCAAATAGCAAGGTTCATAACTGCTGATTTTCCTACACATAGTATTGGACTTGGTGTAGATGGTGCAGGTTCGGAATGGGGTGCTTCTATATTCCAAGATGATGTAAAAAGATTTACTATTGATGGGAATGGTGGTATATTAGTTGGTTCAAGTTATCAAAGTAGTAATGCTCCTGCAAATGGTGCTATCATTCAAGGTAACGTAGGTATAGGTACTACATCGCCAAGCAATAAATTACACGTTGTTACAGATTCATCAGGAGTTTCAGCAAGAACAGATTTAGGAGGCACTATTATAGCAGAAGGTAGTACAAGGGCAGGATTGTATATTTTGACTGCGGGAACAAGTGCAAGTAATTATGGTTCTATTTGGTGGGGTAATGGCAATATAAATACCGATGCCTTTATTACTGTAAATAACTCTACAAGAGCAATGGCTTTTGGAACTGCTGATGGTGAGCGAATGAGAATAACAAGTGGGGGGAATGTAGGTATAGGTACTACATCGCCAAGTGCTAAACTTCACGTTGTTGGTGATGGCATATTTTCAAGTAGTACAAATACTTCATTAACAGTAAGTTCATCAGGCGGTGTTGCTTTAATTAACTTTACCACAGGAGCAGGAACTCAAGCAATTTATGGTGGTGTAGGTGGGTCTAATGTAATGGACTTTTACACTAACTCTGCCTTTAAAATGCGTCTTGATGCTTCAGGCAATTTAGGATTAGGAGTTACACCGAGTGCGTCAAGCGTTGTTCAATTACAAGTGCTTAATAGAGCCATATTAACAAGCGTATCTAATTCAACTGCATTAACTAATAATGCAACACAGAATAGCGGATACAAATATATAGCAAGTGCAACTGCTACATTATACGAACAAGATGGTGGCGCTCACGTTTGGTATCAAGCTCCTTCAGGAACGGCAGGTAACGCTATATCCTTTACCCAAGCTATGACGTTAGATGCTTCGGGAAATCTTGCTTTAGGCGGCACAAGCAATAAAGTCACTGGGCTTTCTGGTGGCGGCACAGGTTTTACTGTACAAGCAACTGCAGCCCCAACTATCGGTGTTTGGGATAATAGTGATGCAAGTTATTATTTGCAACTTGGTCAGATAGAAGCTAATTCGTACCTGTGGAACATTGCTAACGGCTTTTTATCTTTTGGTACTGCCAACACCGAGCGTATGCGCCTTAACGCTTCAGGCAATTTAGGATTAGGAGTTACACCGAGTGCGTGGAGTGCTTATACTGCATTACAAATTAAAAATTCTGCGTATTATGCTTATAGTGTAAGTGGTATACATATTACAGGTGTAGGTTCTAATATATATTATGATGGTTCACAAAACAAATATATTTCAAATGGCTTTGCATCTACATACTTACAATTAAGTGGGGAACATCGTTTTTATACAGCACCTTCAGGAACAGCAGGTAATAATATTTCACTTACACAAGCTATGACATTAGCAGCTAATGGTAACTTGCTTGTAGGAACAACTTCAGATAATGGTGCTAAGTTTCAGGTTACAGGTGGTGCAACATTTAGTAGCAGTGTACAATTAACAGGAAATGGTTCTGGTTTATCTACTACTTATGGTGGAGTAACTACAAGCAATTTATTTACTACTACAACAGGAGCAGTTTTATCAGTTGATGGCGATTGGACTATCAAATTTAAATATAGTGGTGTAAGTGGTACAGATATGTTATCATTGGCAAGTACAGGAGCTACATTTAATAGCTCAATAAAAACAGGAGAACCAGACACGGGTTGGGGTAGAGCAGCAATCAAGATAGGAGCAAGAGTAAGTGGAACTGCATTCGGAGTTGGCGGTTACTTACCTGTAAGCGTAGACGGAACAGTATATTATATTAATTTAAATAGTTCAACACCTTAAAAATGGCATTAGAAACAAAATGGCTTATTAGCCAAATGGACACCGCACCAAGCGAAGATGGTTTAACCGATGTAGTAAAAACAGTACATTGGAGATACGAAGGCAAAGACGGAGAATACACCGCAGAAGTTTACGGAGCAATGGCTTGTGCTACTCCTTCGGAAACCGACTTTACTGCTTACGAAGATTTAACTTACGAGCAAGTATGCGAATGGTTAGTTGCAGGTAACAATGTAGAAGCTATGGACTTAAACTTAGCTACACAGATTGAGAACCTTAAAAACCCACCAATCGTAAATTTACCTTTGCCGTTTAGCAATCCACAATTATCTTTACAAACAAAAACAAACTATGAAGAACAAACAACTGCTCCAATTAGTGAGCAACCTTAATGCCGTAATCGGTAGCCAAGAAACTAAAACACAAAAGAAGCTTGTAAAAATTTACGAGAAAGTTAAACAACATCACGAGGACTACCAAGCCGAAGTTGAAATTTTGCGTTTAGATAATGCACAAACGGATAGTAACGACTGCTTATTGCTTACGGACAAAGGGGAGTACAAATTCTCTAAAGAAGGCATCAAGAAGCTAACCAAAGATATTGAAGCGCTAAATGATAAAGAATTTGATTTTCAAATAATTAACGTAGTCAATCCACAAGGCTTGGAGAATTTTACATTCTTAGAAGATTGGACTACTGGCATAGAATTTAACAAACAAGAAGAAGAAGAACTATAATGGCAAATAACCACCAAGCAGACCAATCAACAATCGTATCTTTAATTAGTGCTACAATTAGCATTACAAATATTCAACCGCTATTCACATTGATTGCAAGTTTGGTGGCTATCGTTTCAGGTCTTATGGCTATTCGATACTATTACAAAATGACCAAAAAGCTTAAATGAGATTAATACTTTTAGCCTTATTACTTACTTCTTGCGCTTCGGTTAAGAAGTTTGAAAAACGTTATGATAGCACGGGGACAACTAAGATTGATTCCGTGCATCTTACTTTTTACGATAGTGTAACTAAGATTATAGAAAAAGAGCAGGTATTTACAAAAGAGGTTACTATCTACGACACTATCCGTGTAACAAAGGATAGCATTATAGTAGTTCCCAAAATAGTAACTAAGTGGGTTTACCAGACAAAAGACAAGCAGACCGACAATAGCTTAGTTAAAAAAGACACAATAGCTTTTAATCGCACAGAAACGGCTCAAATTTCGATTGTAGATAAAAATAAGGTAACTACTCAAAATAACTTTTGGAAGGCTTTAATCGGTCTAATAATAGCGATTGTGTTAATTTTAGCATATTGGAATAGATTATGGAAGTAAACAAAGCAGGTAGAGATTTAATAAAGCAGTTCGAAGGCTGCAAATTAAAGGCGTACAAATGCCCTGCGGGTTTATGGACAATATCCTGGGGTTTAACTTTTTACCCTGACGGAACGAAAGTAAAAGAGGGCGATGTTATTACGCAGCAACAGGCAGAAGATTACTTTAACGCAATAGTCGATGACTTTGCAAAAGGCGTAGATGTGCTTGTAAAATCAAATGTAACGGCAAACAATTTTTCTGCGATTGTTTCGTTTGCTTTTAATGTAGGTATGGGTAATTTTAGGAGAAGCACTTTACTTAGAAAGGTAAACGCAAACCCTAAAGACCCAAGCATTAGGGCAGAATTTATGAAGTGGACAAGAGCCAACAATGTTGTGCTTAAAGGGTTAGTGAGGCGGAGAGAGGCTGAAGCTAAACTATATGAGCAACTTTAGAACTATATTAGTAAATTTATTATCAGACGAAAGCAACAGTATTAGCCACAAAAGAGTGGTGGCTTTGCTTGGCAGCTTATGTCTTTTTATCTCTTTGTTCTTAAACATAATCTTAAAAATTAACCCAAGCGATAAGTTGGTAGATGCGGTATTGTATCTCACGCTATTTGCTATGGGTTACACCACAATAGATAAATTCAGCAAAAAATAAATAATGCTAAAATCAAAACGAAAACGACTATTCTTTGACATCGAAACCTCGCCAAACGTCGGCTTTTTCTGGAGTGCAGGTTACAAGCTTAATGTAACTGCGGATAGCATCATTAAAGAACGTGCTATTATTTGTATATGCTACAAGTGGGAAGATGAAA